AATGCATCACAAACGACTTTCGCAACTTCTGGTTATGTCACTGGCAATTTCATTAGTGTTTATTTAAATGGTGTACGTCTAAGTAGTGGTTCTGATTTTACCGCAACCAATGGAACGGATGTTGTCCTAACAACAGGAGCAGCGGCTGGTGACTTATTAGCAGTGGAAATGCGCAATTCATTAGCAGACATTGGAGCAGGTTTTGCCAGCCGTGCAGAAGTCACTGGAACGAACACCACTGGGACGATTTCAAGTGGTTCTAACAGCCTGACCGTTGCGTCTGCTACAGGAATCAATGTAGGCGATTATGTCGTTGGTGAAGGCATTGCACCAGGAACTACGGTTTCAGCGATTAGTGGCACGACGATTACACTTTCCGGTGTAGTAGGCGCAACATTGAGCACTGATCCAGTTGCGTTTTACATTGCAAACAAAGCACTCAGTCCTGGGTTAGTTGGTAGCCAACTGTGTAGAGCATGGGTAAATTTTAACGGGACAGGGACGGTGGCGATTCGGTCGAGTTTTAATGTGGCTAGCATCACTGATAACGGAACAGGAGACTATACTGTGAATTTTGTGACTGCGATGCCTGATGCTAATTATTCTATAAATTCAAATTCTGCTACCGGCTCAGCTCCTGTCGGAAGTACGGCTGGAAGGCCGTACGCGACCTTCCACGGAGCACCATCCACTACATCATTACAAATCTATGTTACAGGTGCTTCAGGTGGCAGTAACACAGATCCAGATCTTGTAGACAGAAATTACATTTCAGTCGCCATCTTCCGCTAACCCAAACTAGGCCGAGCAATGCCCACTGAAGCAACAGGTATCATTGACGTAGTTCAGGAGTTAGGTACGTCTGCCAGCGCTTTAATATTTTTTGCTTGGTTAATTATTTTTATCTTAAAGCAGCATGATAAAGAGAAGACTCAATTACGACATGATGCTGAAAAAAAAGATGAGATGATGATGGAGGAAAGAAAACTTTACTTAGCCGCTGATGCAAAAAACGATGAAGAACTTAGACAGTACATGAAGACTTCGAATTCTGAACTAATGTCAATTATGAGCGCAACGAATGTTGCAATTAAAGACATGACAATTGCTGTTAATAATCTTGGTGATGTTATTAATAGAGAATTGAGAAGATGAAACCGCTTCTCACAGGCTTGGCTTTGCTGCTCGCAACATCAGCATTTGCTCTTCCTGTTGAGTACAAAACGCTTCACTTGATTTCTTGGGCTTACCAATGTTCACTTCGTTTGGCTCCTACCTATCAGCTTCAAGGCATGACCTCAAATCTCGCCATGCAATCCGCCATTCAACTTTGCAGTTGTGTGATTGACCATTACCGCGAGAACCATAGATATGTAGACCTTCAACTCATGCCTTTGCCTCATCGAGAAGCATTTGGCGAAATGTATTCTCAAGAGTGTATTAATTACCCAGAAAAGGAGACTTGATGGAATTTATTGACCACTCAGAGCATTTTTCGAGGGACGAGTTGAAGTGCAAATTTACAGGTGATTGTGGCATGTCCGAAGTCTTTTTGACGAAGCTCGAAACTTTGCGGCAGCATTACGGCAAACCTATTAGGTTGACTTCAGCCTTTCGCTCGCCAGAGCATCCAGTTGAAAAGGCTAAATGGAAAGACGGGAAACCCAAAAGTACAAGTTATCATGTATTAGGCCGAGCAGTTGATATTGCTTGCTGGAATGCCGATGGGGCAAGGCTCTTAGAAATCGGAATTCAGATGGGCTTGTTCGGTGGCTATGGCTTCAATTTCACAGGCAGTCAAAGATTTCTGCATGTAGACGATAGAGAAGACGGTTTAATGATCTGGAGTTACTAATGGAAGGATTTTTAGAGATTTTCAACCAGGCGGTTGATTCTGGCGGATTAGAATTGATTTTAGCGGCAACAGGTATGGGCGCGGCTGTTCCAGGCGTTTTATTTTATAAAAAAATTAGAAAAGCGAAAAAACTGAAGGAGCAACTGCTGGGGTAGTGGCGATTTTCAAATATTGCCACTTACCGGAAGTTTCACAAATCGGCTAGAGTTGGCTCCCCAAGCTGGACTCGAACCAGCGACCCAATGATTAACAGTCACCTCCTGTTTTTTTGCTGTACGCTAGCTGAATGTTGATTGTGCGCTCTTTTTCTTTCAAAAGTTGTACTTCAGAATTCAAAGTGCTTGTTGAATCTGTTTTGTTCATTTCTGCCTTTACCTCTTCATAAAAGTCAAAGCCGAAAACTTCCTCAACTTTCTGCAATATTTTTTTTGCCGGATGGCCTCTGCGAACTCGACTGACCTCGCTTTTGTCCAAATTAAGCTTTTCGCCTAACTTGTAATCAGCATTGATTTGAAGTTTTTCCTTCAAGATTTCAATGACTTGCTGACCTTCCATAAAAAACCACGCAAAAAGTTTAAAAAAAGCGTTGATTTAATTTTCAAATTTCTGCAATATTTGAAGAAACAACGCTGAACGGTAAACTGTAAACGGTATTACAGCACAGAATGGAACTACTTACAACACTAGAATTATCCAAGCTTTCAGGCGTTCCTGTTGACCAGTTACGCAACTGGCACAGAAAAAAAAAGTTTGCAGATTTTTCAAAACAATTTGTTCCCAAAGGCGCAATTCTCTGGGACAAAAGAATTTTGCAGAAGTTGCAGAATGATTGAGAACGAACTTCGAGAAGAACTCGCCAACAAGCAAACAATTCACCTAATTATTCATGAAAGAACTTTTACAAAATAAACATGGGATTGTTGAAATTTCAGAAACACGAAGGCACCTACACGCCTACATTGACAAAGCAGTTTTAGACAAGGTGGACGAACTGATACCAAGACGAATGAGGTCAAGATTTGTTGAGTCCTGTTTAAAAAGAGAGATTGCTGAATTAGAAGAATTAAATGGATGAAGAACTACGCGAAGAACTCGCCAGCATTCGAAACTTGTTGACCGAAGTCTTGGTCAATCAGGACATTCTGGCAAAGCGAATCAATGCTGACACCGCAATCAAAGCGGTTCAGACAGAGCGAGCGGTTGAGATTGCGCGATTACAAAAGACGGCACTTAAGGCAATTCGCAGGACTGCACTGTTGACTGAGGCAGAGTTTTCAACTCATTGACCGAGTTGACGCTTTGGGAGAAGCGGCTGGAACGGCTCTGCCTCATTGAACAGTCTACATGGGGAAAACAAACGTTGTTTTAGTTATAGGTCAGAGGGGTCTTTCCTAGCAGCTTGAGCAACGTTTCCCTACCAAACATGGAGTTGAATCATGACAAGCACACCAACCATTCAGGCTTACTTTTTCAGAGCCGAATCTAAGAGCAAATCAAGAATCATCACACACTATTCAGCGTCTTGGTATCGCAAGCTTTGGTGGCGAATTCGGCTTTTCTTTATTAACCGGAAATATGCACGAAGGCTTAGAAAGATTTGAAGCCTTTAAGGAGGAAACCAGAAGGATTCGGCGAGCCTATTGGGCAAGTGTTCGGAGAGCAGAAGCAGACTCCAAGGCGTTGCGTGAATCCTATACGCCAGTTTTCCAATGTCCAGTTTGCGGTTTGTTCAGGCCGAAAGGACATAGCCAGAAGTGTAAAGACCTAAAGCCGCTGGACATAACAAAGGAAGAGAAGTTCAGAAGAATGGATGACCCACATAATGAACAGACATGGAGTGACCTTTGACCATTAAGGTCTGCGTAAATTGCGGCTTAAAGTTTTTGACCGAAGGCAAAGAAAAAGTTTGCGGAGAAATCTGCGAGAACGAAGTAAAGGCAGCGCACACCAAGCCTAAGTGTGTGATTTGTTCAAAGCGGTTTAACCGCAAGTCTAGCAGCCACAAGACTTGTTCTAAAAAATGCAGTTACCAGTTGCAGCTAGACAATTCGGCAAGATACCGACAAAAGCATAAAAAGCAACGAGAAAAGGTTGTTTGTGAAGGTTGCCATAAGATTTTTCAACAGCATCGAAGCGACCAGCGTTTTTGCAGTACAAGCTGTTGTAATCGCAGTCGAAATCGGTCTAGTCCGATAGAGCCAAAGCCATGCGTTGAATGCGGTGAGGTGTTCCAGCCAAGAAATCAGCGCAACATTTTATGTAGTCAGGGATGTCGTTATATAAACGACAAAAGGCGAGCCTACGTCAGAGGCACGATTCCCAGAATGCCTGGGACTTTGAAACCCAAGAATTGTCTAGTCTGCAAAAAGGAATTTCAACCAAAAGCCGGAAGCCAAAAATACTGTTCACCAACCTGCAACGGACTTATCCACCTTAAAAGAAACCGCAGCCGCTTAGATCACAATCGACTTCTTAAATGCTGGATTTGTAAGACCGAATTCAAACCAGTGACGAGCAAGTCGAGAGCAAAGTTTTGTTCTGCTGAATGCCGCGCAGTTCATCACGGCAACAAGGCGGCTGAGAAAAGACAAGAGTTAGAGGTTGAGGCCAAGAAGCAGGTTGAAGTGAAAGAGAAGTGGAATGACGCCAGTGTCAAATCCAGTGAGATTCCGGCTGATTCCATGTTTCCAGAAG